TTTATAATTTAAAACTTCGCCAGCGCCGTTTACGATTGTTGCATTGGGATTTTTTTCAATTTTTAAACTGCCGTTTAAATCAGAAATCTGCTTCGCCAATGTTCCATCAATGTTCGGGTTTGCCTGCACTGCATCAAGCGCATATGTGCCGGTAACCGTCGTTGTCTGGTTGTTGACCACCTTATTCTTATCGAACTTATCAAATATCGTTGATACTGCCTTCGCCATCTTGCCAAGCATCGTCTTAAATGCCTCTCCGGATGTAAGTTTTGTGAGCGAAGATGCTTCGGTAAATTCTGTGTCTGCAGTACCTGACGGTCCCACCGGACCGATTGCTCCTGTGTCTCCCTTTTCTCCTTTCTCCCCCTGTGCACCAATGTCACCTTTAGATCCTGTATCGCCTTTATTTCCTTTAATACTTCCAACAAATACCCACTTCGCAACATTTGCTGCTCCTGCAACGGTGCATCTGTAAACATTTCCAGTAGAAGTATTCCAATAATGGTCATTAACCAAAGCGTCTGTGATTCCTGTACCGCCAAACACTGCTGCCGTAGTGCTCGTTCCCGTAATTGCAGTTCCTTCACTCCACCGGCTTCCACGCAGACCAGTTTCACCAGTTTTTCCTTGTTCTCCTGTTTTTCCTTGTTCTCCCCTTTCTCCTTGCGGTCCCTTTACATTTCCTATACAAACTTTTGCCATAAATTTTCCTTTCTACGCGTTTGGCGTAATATAATAAAGATTTCCTTCTGGATCTAAATCAAATTGTGGAGCCGAACTTTCATCCGTGTAATAACACAAGAGATTTCCCTCTGGATCGACAGATAGTGTAAAAAGACCATTTACTGGTACTGTTACTCCCGACTCCCCTGGATCTCCTTTTTCTCCTTTCTCTCCCGGATTGCCTTTCTCTCCTTGGTCTCCCTTTGTTCCCGGCGTACCTGGCTTTCCTTGAGGTCCAGTATCTCCAGTATCACCCTTTTCGCCCTTAAACTCTCCATTGTCTAATTTCTGTTGAATTTCATTTTTAATTTTTTCTGCATTATCTGCTGCCAGCTTCGCATCCCTTGTAGCCTGCTTGCATTCTTTATTGTCCGCTATACGAGCAGTCTCCGCTTCATTTCTCTCTGATTCATTTCTTTGTCGCTCCTCCTCCGCCTGCTGCCACTCTGATTCATTCTGCTCCCACTGCTTAATGAGTTTTTCTCTTGAATTTTCTGCCTCAACGCGCTCTTTTTCTGCTGACACGCGAGTCTGCTCTGACTGCTGCCTCGCCGATTCAGCTGTATTGATTACTGCCTCGGCATCTGTGACCTTTTTAACCGCTTCGGCGACCTTCACCTCAATCGCAGTGAACTCGTTTGATGACTCGATAGCCTTATCGTTGCGCTGAGTTCTCTCGATTGACAGCTCGAATGATGCTGACGTTACGATCTGCAGATCATTTGCAGATCTCACTTCGATATCACACACTGCGGTTCCTGCTGCTGCCAAAGCTTGACTTGTCAGCTGAATCGTGACCTCCGCGCCGGAATGTTCGCAAGTGTTATACACATACTTGCCGTCCGGCTTTGCAATGTTCACATTCACGTATGCATCATCCGGAATTGTATAAGGTTCTCCATTGTTCATGAGCTTCGCCACAATATATCTGGTTGCTCGATCACCCTGAATTGCAGAAGCCATGTATTTCTTCGTATCTCCCGACATTTCAAGGTTGAATTTAGTTATCATTTTCTGCAAATCATTCATCTTATCGTGACTCCTTTACTGCAGATTTTCCTCCACAGATTTCTCAAATGCCTTACGTTCTTTATCAAAGTCTTCCTTATTTTCTCTGAAAAGTTCCTCGTCTTGTACTGTGTAAGTTACAGAATGCTTTCCATCTGCCTGTACTGTGGCCGAGAAATACACATAGGCCTTTTCTTCTCCGTTTCCTGCGCTCGCGGTTAATGTAGCACTGATGTTTGTTGTTTTCTGCTGTCTTAACATTTCTTTTCCCTCCATTTGTAAAAATGTATTTTTTAGGATCTGCAACTCTGCCTGCAGATTTGCATAATCCATTTTGAGTTGCTCTATGTCTCTATGTTGTTCTTGTATCAAAGATAGCATTGGCGGCACTATATATCGAATATCCCAATTTTCCGGCATTCCATCAGAATTGTATTCGCAAGCTACCGGATATATCTTTTCTACTTCTTCCGCTATAAAGCCGCATACGGTCTCTCCGTATCGCTGATCATCCGGTTCTATATAATCCAAATTGTATATGAATTGTCGAACCGGTAAGTTATATAATTTTTTGGGATTCAGGTCTTGCTTTACAAGGTCTGCTATATCGTGCTTATATCTCCTTGATGAAGTAGCTGCTATCGCTAGATATCCATGTGAACTGCTGTCTTGACACCTCACATTTGCTGCCGCACTTGACGATCGCCCTTTAATTCCTATTGCATCTATATTCCCTGTGAGTGTGGCGTTGCTTAGGGTTGGACTTGATTTCGGTGCAAAATTTGATGTATCTGGAACGCTTGGAATATCGCCTATTGTGGCTAATCGATTCTTTGATGTCATACTCCCAAGATATACCCTAGTGTCTTTAAACAACCAAGAACCACCGAAATTAACATGCACACCACCTCCGCAAAAATCAAGGATTCCTAATTGGTCAACGCTAAATATCGGATAATCATATAGCTGTCCGCCCCATTTGTATCTGTAGTATACTTTTTCCAAAAACTTCACATTTGTAAATTCACTATTTGTTCCTCGAATCGTTCCAGTTGTTATGTTGGATCCATTGATCGTTGTGCTTCCGGCATTGGCCAAGTCGTTAAATGTAACAAATCCTGTAACTGTTATGTTCGCTGCTCCTGATGTCGTATCGATCAGATTTCCGTTCTCATCATATAATTGAATTACGATTCCCACAGACTTCTCGCCACCGGTTGCTTCCATCGAGATTTTATGTGGCAAGGCAGAGACTTTTGTTGCCAGCTCCAAGTTGTCAGAAATTCTCTGCGCGACTTCCGCCTCAATGCTATTTTCTGTCTTTTCCAAACGTACAGAAGTCTTTGAGTCTTCCGCTTTTCTTGCCTCTGTCTCATCCGAGATGCTCTCCGTCAGTGAATCGACTTCATCCTGCTGGATCTCTGCAAATGTCTTACTTGCATTTGAAATCTCTGCAGTATTTTTCTCCGGTGATTCCGGATATCTTACCAGCTTGACAATACGCTGCTTCTCGCGGATCTTTCCAGTCTTGGAAATCAAAGTGACCGTATCCCCGATGTTGTACGATAATATGTCCTTGTAAATTTCACTTGCTGCGGCAAGATCCTTTACCTCAACCGAATACTCCGTGTGAGGTCTAGAAAGCTCCTCAAGCTTTGCAGTAGCATCTTCAACCAGACTGCTCACATTCGTATACCGATCATCCTTCCATACATACGGCTTTACTTTCTTGCTGTATTGGAAGTTATCGATATAATCCTGTCCGATCATGCTGGCCGGAGTGATTCCGTCCTTTCCAATCGGATAGATCCTCGTGTAAAAATCATATGTATCCGATTTTGTTGACAATTTCTTGAGATTCAGGCCTTCCATGAAGTAACAACCTGTGTCCTCACCTACACGCTCCCGGATCTCGACTGACTTGTTCAGTGAATGGATGCTGCACTCGCACCGATAAGTCGACAGCGCTTTCTGTAAAATGCTCCATGCAGATTTCTGATCTGTTTCTCGAATGGTTCGTCGCTTGGTAACGCCTTCCACGGTAACAGTCCAACCGGTTCCTGCAAAAGCTGTCGTAAGGCACTCACCGATTGTTTTCTCCACCGATTCAAAGCCTGATATAAACACTGCAGCTTCAAGTTCTTCCACATTCAACGATGCGGTGTATGTGTTGAAATCGTCTGCATTTTCAATCGATTTAAGAACAAACTCATCTGTCTTTGTCCGAATATAGCACTCTTCCCTAAGCAGTTCTGTCATTGGTCCTGATATTGGATAAAGAAACGATAATTCCTTATCCCCAGAATCAAGAGTCTCCGCAATCATGCGATCTTTGTAACCGGTTAATATTCCGATTCTTTTTCCATTTTCGTCATATACCTGCAATCGCATCGCCTCCTATATCCACATCGGATTGTATTTCACAGCCACATCCGCGCTCGCTGACGAAAGTACAATCAGATTGTCTCCTGCCTTTAATCTTGGAAATTCCCAAATGTTCACTTTTTCAAAGGCATTCTTTCCATTCATCGTTACAATTCCATTCCGTCCATCAATGATCAGTTTGCTTCCCCGATCCAACTGCTCGATGATGATTGCTTCATCACTCAATCCTTTTATGGTTAAATTGCTTATTGTGCTTTCCGCCACTACCTCAATCACACATGGAGCGTCTCTCGTGCCGGTATTGCAGATTGTGGCTTCTGTCTTACCCATCAGATTGATTTCTATCTCATCATCAAAGAAAAAACCGTCAAATTCCAAATTCACGACGTATCTGTCTTTAACACTCTTTTTCTCATAATCATCAGATGTGATGTATCCCTTATACGTTCCCTGGTAACCATCCAGTTCCAGATCACAGGATCCGCGGAAATTCTTCATAAAATTCGAAGTCTGACGGATAAGATCATTGCGATCCTTGCCTCGAAAATACACAGACAGCTTCAAATGCCCCATCTGTACGTCTGATTGGAACTCCATTGGCAATAATGCCCTCGTGATCCACTCATAGTTAGTATCCATTGACGGAGGCTGCACATCTGCAGTAAGCTGTTTTGCACCGTATTTCCGGATGTCTATATTGTTTACCTTCAATGTGCTTACCTCCTCTTCTTTTTATTCTTTACCATTGACCGGTCCACCTTCGTTACCGTACGGGATGCAATCTCATCACCGTCCAGATACGTGTAATTTGTTACATATACCGGCTGCAGATTCTGTACTGCTGCAATCTTGTTGTCAAGCATCGCATTCAGATTCTGATAAAAAGCTCTCAGCGGAAGAATCGCTTCGTCCCCTGCTTCACCGCCTATCATAAATCTGTCCTTATGTAGTCCAAAGACCGTCGGCTTTGTCATCACCGCGCCGTTTTTGTAGTATTCAGCACTGAACTTAGGGAGCGATCCCTTGCCGTCAATTCCATATGGCGACTTTCCGGCGGACACGCTCAGGTGCGGAAGCTTCAGCTTTGGCAGCGACCAGTTAAACGTCGTTGCCTTTTTCAAGGACTCCACACCCTTTTTCGTCGTTGACACAGCTGACTTCATGCTCTTGGTCGCCTGGGTCCCGATATTCTTGAACGATTTCACAAGTGGCTTCTCTGTCTGTGCAATCAGTTTTGATGTCGTCTTAGTATCAATGCCAAGGCTTTTCAGCGTCTTGGCATATGACTTCTGTGCTGTCTCAATCTTTTTCTGTGCCGACTCGGTTGCTTTCTGAATCTGTGAATCAGTGCTTTCTTTCTTGGACGTAAGCTCCGTTGTTGCCTCATTCTTCGCCGTAGACTGGCGCTGATTATACATCTTTCGATATCGCTGCAGTTCCTCATCCGACATCGAATTCATAGCCTTAACCTGCTGCAGCGCATCCACGCCCATGTCCTGCACTGCTGAAAATAGTGCTGTGCCACCGATTCTACTCTTGAGTGTAGCGATCTGTCTTGTCCACTCATCCAACGCCTCGACCTGCGTCTGCATTCCTACAAGCAGGTCACTCTTGGATACAGATTCACCCGCATTATAGCTTTCAAACAGTGAGAACGATGATAAGATGGAGTTCTTCCGCTCCTTTACCGCATTCTTATACTCATCATTAAGGCTCTTGATCTGTGCTTTCAGGTTTTTGTTGATTTCCTTTTCCTGCTTCGCATACTCCTTCTGAGCCTTAAGCATCTGGCTATTCAAAGATTTCTTATCTGCAAGATATTTCTTGTCAGCTTCCGTCCTTGCCGCTGTTCCCTTCTTGCATTCTTTCCGGATTGTGTTCCAATACTCCGTCTCCTGCTTAATGGACATCTTATGGTACGTCTGATATGTTTTCAGCTTCGTAGTGGCAGCCTTTACAATCAGTTCTCCCATCTCAGATGCGGATTTCTTGGCATTCTTCTGATTCTTGGTAATTCCCTGTGCAACTCCGAGTGCAAGGTTCTTGCCGATCTGCTCCTCCATGACCTTGGAAGGCGAATGAATTCCAAAAAAGCTTTTCAGATCTGACAGAATGCCATCTCCGAATCCTTTGATCTTGGAAGTAACCCACTTGGACATATTGGAAATTCCGTTCCAAAGTCCTGTAACAAGATTCTTTCCAATATCTTTTGCCTCGCCCGGTATACTTTTTATAGAATCCATAACCCCTGTGGCAAACTTTGTTGCATTCGCTTTTGCATCAGATATCTTCTCTGCTATGGAAGAGACTGCTTTTTTGAATCCTTCCCTAGTCTTCTGAACCATCGTGTCAAGCTTACCGCCAGTCAGCTTGTTAATTACATCATAGCCAAGCTGGTACTTTTTCTTTACCGCAGTCATAGACGCTGCTACAATCCCGGTAATTCCACCACCATGCTCCTTATAAGCATCTTTAATGTCTCCTAGATTCTTCCTGGCATATCCAACCGCCTCCTTCATGTTCGAGCTCACTGTGGAGCTTACTTTCTTAAAAATATCCTGTGCCGCTTTTCCGACCTTGCTGTTTTTAATCTCATTCCCCGCATTCCTAAACCCTTGTTTCGCGGATTCCGCGACTTTGTCAAAATTCTCTTTCGCGGATTTTCTCAAATTGGAAAATGTCTCTTTCGCGTTTCCCCAAAGTTTCTTGGCACCCGAAGATATCTTGTCCCAGTTCTTATACAACGCCACGCCAGCTGCAATAAGACCGGCAATCAGTCCCACGATCAATACAATTGGGCAAAGCGACATTGCAAGGTTTAATGCAGTCTGTGCTGCGGTCATACCTCCTGTAGTCGCTGTAGCCGCGGTTGTCGCAGCTGTATGTGCTGCTGTGGCTGCAGTTCCCGCTGTATCTGCCGCCGTTCCTGCGGCTGTGGCTGCAGTTTTCGCCGTAATCTTTGCGATGATTCCTGCTGCACCAGACACAAACTTCTGACCAAACTTAACTGTAGAAGATACACCTTTTGCAACTTTTCCAAAGCCAACAGCTAATGGACCTACGGCGGCTGTTACAAGTCCGACTTTTATGAGTGTTTCTTGCTGCGCCGGTGATAATGATGTGAACCACTTTGTCAAATCCTGAATCTTTCCGGTTAGGTCTTCGATCATAGGTGCCGCAGATGTCTGCGCTGTTGTTGCCAATGTCGATAACGCCAGTTTTGCATTATTCATTGCAATTTTAGAATTATCTATCGGATCAAGTGTTCCGTTATAGGTGTCCTCCACCGTTGATCCATATTCCTTCATGGATGATGACAAATCCGTAAGATCAACTCGATTCTCTCGAATTGCCTTTGTCATCTCGGCGGCACCCTTCTTTCCGAACAATTCTGTTGCAATCTGCATTGCCTTAGTCTCAGACTTTGCATTTTTGATCTTGTCGATAGTTTCCTTCAGCGCAACATCCATCGATTTTCCTTCGGCTGTTGCGTTCTGCAAAGACTTTTTCAGTCCTGCTAATGCCTGTGTCGAATCAACACCATTTGCATCAAACTGAGCCATCAGGTTAATTGCCTGAGGCAATGACAATCCCATTTCCTTAAATGCAGCATTATTGTCGAGTACATATCCCTCTAACGTATCTACATTGATGCCTGTCTCCTGCGCTTTTGCAGTAAGTAATCCCAATAAATTTCCAGTCTGTGAAGCATCTATATTCCATGCTTTCATGATCTTGTCGACCTGATCAACGGATTGCGTTACATTCGTATCATTGATAGAAGCGAACTGTACGAACTGTTTTGAAGTATTTTCAAGTTCTTCTCCGGTAGAATGAAATCTTGTATTTACCTCACCGATTGCTTCACCAACCGTTGCCATATCTTCTGGCATCGATCCGAATAAATTGTCTGCGGATTGTGTCAGCCCCTCAAGTGCGTCGTCTGTGGCTCCTGTCTTAGTTACGATCGTATCGTATCCTTCATCCAGCTCAGTGAACGACTCAATCGATGCCGCTCCAATTCCAGCTATCCCAGCTGATACGACAGACATCTTCTTTCCAAAACCTTCTACTTTTTCGCCCGCTGAATTGCATGCGTCTGCAAATTTATTTAATTTATGATTTTTTAACTCTTCATTGACTTCCTTGAGTTCCCTCTTCATGTCAGTGAGAGATGCTTTCGATTTCTCTGTTTTTACTGTCTGATTAGCAAGCGCCGTCTCTGTTCTTCCGATAGCAGTCTCGTTCAGCTTGTACTGCTGCTCCAGGTCGTCCAGCTCCTTGGCAAGCGCCTTGGTCTGTTCCGAATTCTTCCCGGTCTCTTTCTCAGACTTCTCATATGCTGCTCTGGCATCGTCGATCTTCGCCTTCAGCTTCTCCTGCTCGTCCTTTTGCTCAGACAGCTTCTTTGTAAGCCGCTCCTGCTGCTCACCATTCATCTGTACAATCTTGCTTTGTACTGTGATCTTCTGTGTGAGGGATTCGGCTTTGACTTTCAGACCATCCGTCTCTTTTCCATACGCTTTCGCCTGCGCTGCTGCAGATGTGTATTCCGCAGATAACACCTTCATGGCATTGGCGGCAGATTTCATCTGTGCCTGATAATCACTTGAATTCGCCGTTATCTTGACGCCTGCATAAGCCATTGTAAGCCTCCTCCCTATTGATTCTCATCCATGGTATCTAATTCAAATTTGATATAGTCGCATAGCGCGATCATATCCTCTTTCATGCTTTGACTATAGGAATTCTTTAACAGTCGGATGGAAATTTTGATTATCCTGTCGACAATTTCCATATATATCTTCCACGGATCATCCTCTTCCGGCTCCTGATCCAAATCCTCATATCCATTTTCCCTGTCATACTCGTCAAATGCTGATTCTTGTTTTTCGACTTTCTCCACCTTAAGAATGTTCACCATTTTTTCCGTGACGATATCCTGCATGATAAAGTGAATCGTTTTGACTGCAAGCAAAAACTCGTACGCCGGTATTGTTCCTATTGCTGCAAGAGGGAGCTCGTTTCCGAGTACCTCCTGCAGGATTTTCTTGTTATAAAACATTGCGTCATGGCGATTGACAGAATCATTTTTCGCCATTAACGCAATATATTTTTTGTACTGCTCCACCTTAATTGAATTGATGAAGTAATCTTTTCCCTTGCAAGTGATCTCCACTTCCGGAATCACTTGCAGCTTTAAAAATTTTCACTGATCTTTTCCATTTTCTTTGTGAGCTTGTCCGCGACGCTCATATCGATCATCTGGAACTCTATTATCAGTTCTGCCGGATCCAGACCCGTCTCTGGATCTTTTAATTCCTCATATGTGAACTGGTTGCCGTAGGCTTTGCATACAAACATTCCCATTGCTTCCATGTCCTGTCTCGTATATCGAGTTCTTTCTTCCATCGCCTCTGCGAGATCCAGGTACTCCATATATGTATCAATTGACATCTTCGGCATGTCGTGTGTTTTTCCGCCTATAGTAATCTGTTTTTCCATGTTATTTCCCTCCTGCTATTTAACCGTTTGCTTTATCCTTTTCCTGCACCTTTGCGAACCAATTCTCGATGGCTGTCTTCGCATCGGTGTTCTCTGCCAGAAGATTTGACTCATCTACAGAAATCTGATAACGATTGTCAAGGTTTCTCTCGTAGAACGAACCCTTGATTGTCTTGGTTGTCGGCGAAAGCTTTCCTTCCTTCGTCTGTGATTCCTCACTGATTCCTTCAGCGAACTTACCTGCGTACAGCCAGTGGAACTCATACTTTCCATTCAATCTACGCTCGCGCCATCCGATTGCAACCTCTGGTGCCTGATCCTCGGACGACTTTACCAAGAATCCATTTTCGTACAGCTGGCCAAACAGCATTGCGCGATCCTGCGGTGCCAAGGCATTAACCTCAAGTTCAACGTCAGTCCCCTCATACGAGTTGATTACATCCTCGGGACTGTCGTCCGAGAAGATCTTCTCGGAAGTCCACTTCTCATCAATTTTTGCCTTAATTGCTCGCGCCAGCTTCACCGGTACACCGGCAACATACCCTGTCGCATCGTTCTGTGTTACCTTTGCGGCATAGAAATCTCTACATCCGCATGTTCGTGATCTCACAATTTTTGATGTTTTCTCATCTACCTGCGTCACGCTCTCTTTTACATCACCCATTATTCTTCCTCCGTTTCGTAATACTTTGAAAATCTTTGTGCTTTCATACGGATTCCATCCTCCGGCTTGGAATCATCTGCATTCCGTCCCTCGAATGAAAATCCTGCTTCTTTCATGAGTTTCTTAATTTTTCTCGCAAGTTTGAGCTCGTCCTCTTCCGAAAATATGGTGATCTGCACTTGCAGTGTCACCCCTTCTGCTTCATCATCCGAGTAATTATCCTCGACTTCTCCGAGATCCCACAGTGTCACGTGTCTGTCGTGAATATTCTTGTCATACCACCCCTGCATTACCACGATTCCCTGATCTGAAATCGGCTGTAATGCATCGGAAGCATCTTTGACTATATCCGGTTCGCTGCTCATGCTATCACCTCACTTCAATGTGTTATCCAGATAAGACTGGTATTCCTCTTCTGCGATCTTCTGTAATTCTGCATCCGCCTCACGGCCGGCGGCATAGATAAATTCTCGCGGTGGCTGGTATATCGTACCCCAGTTGATAAATTTCACATAGAAATGCTCGCTATTGTCGGATTTCTTCCAGCCGACATTCGCCTCTGCACCTCCGTTTTTAACCTTTACCTTGTCAATCGGTACATTATCCGCTGCGTGTCCGGATACCGAAGACTTAGATCCGAATCCTCTTCCGCTTTGCTTGACGTCCTTTGACCTTGGAATTTTCTTTGACATAATCTTCTGAACAACCGGCTCACTTCTCTCCACGATCTTCTTGTTGACCGCTTCAATATCTGCGTCGCTTGCTGCCGCTTCAAATGCCTTAACCAGTTCTTGCAGTCCCTGGAATTCCATTTCAACTCTCATCGTGAAACCTCCTGATTACGATGCCGCTCTACACTTCAACTGATACATCTGCTGATCCACAAACTTCGGTGCTGCATCATAAATCTTAAATTCTACGCCTTTGTATACGGCATAGAACTCTTTCAGGTTCAATCTGATCTCTTCCAGCTTTGCGCAGGCTCGAACTTCAAACACGATCGTATTATCAAGTCCGATCTGCAGTGCGTTGTACTTTTCGCTCGTTGCAAGGCTTTTCACCTCACACCAGCACGAATAGAAATTTTCCGATGTTTTCTTGCTTCTTCCGTCTACAATGCTTGTTACCTTTCGGGTAATCTGGATTCGTCCTGTCACTTCGCAGCACCTCCATGCATCTCTTTCAAAAGCATCGATGATACTGCGTTGGATAACTGCTTCGTCTCTGTGTATTTTTCCCGATTGTCGTACAGGTTTTTGACCGTGATAAGAACGATCAGCCTCTGTCGGCTTGTCATTGCATACAAGTCAAATCCCGGGATCAGATCCACCATCTCCTCTGTCGCTGTATCAATCATCAGCTCCAGAATGGCAATGTCGTCGTCATAATCGATATGGCAGTATGTCTTACATTGGTCCAGCAACTTTTCCTTATATTTTTTCATCTCATCGTCCGTCATGCGCTCACCTGCTTTCATGCAGGGCGGTACTCCGCCCTGCTGACATATTATCCATTGGTAATTTCTGTAATCTCGCCCTTGATCAAAGCGTCCGTGTCTACGGCCTGCACATCGAATCGATCGCGTACCTTAATTCCTGTGAGATCCTTATCCCACATTCCGGCACCCTTGTCGTTCATATCGATTGTGAGCACGCCGCGATCAAATAAAGTGATCGCAGATTTCAGATCACCGCAATATACCGGATGCTTGTAACCGTCAATCGTGTGACCATCACTGTTCATGATTGTCTTGGATTTAAGCGTTTTCTTGGACAGCTTAATGATCGGATATTCGCCAAAAAGCATCTTTCCCTTGGTCTTCATTGTTGGATCTACCTGAAGAATGTACTTTCCATCCTTATCCTTTAACTTATCCAGATAGTTAAATCCTGACTGGTTTGTGATTACAATTGCAGCCTCTGCGATTGCCGGATCTAACTCCTCGTTAAAAATGTCCTTAAGGCTATCAAGGTTCTCGATGGAAACCTCCTTGCCATTGGTCATGGCATCCATCACCTTAAGAATCATAAAATTACGTGTAGCCTTAGTCTTCTTGGCAATCCACTTGTTGATGTATGCCATAATATTGGCTGCAGTGTCTTCCAGAAGTTCCGCGGTAATCTTTAAAATGCCGCCCTTCTTCTTGATCTTATAGTTAACCTGCTTAAACTTCGGCTCATCCATCTCCGGGAAATCTTTCGCTTCATCCACGTTGTCGAACGGTGTTGATTCTGCATCAACTTCGATGTTTCGGCTTCCGGTGTTTGTGGTTACACCTTCCACATTGACATACTGCTCAAGGTTGTCCGACGCTCTTCTCAGCTCGATAATATCGGTTTTAATATCCTCCGGAATCGTGACACCAATTCCAACCTCGCCCTGGCTACCCGGGGTGACCTCTGATGTCAATGCATTTTTGTACACCTTAACATCGTCCTCGTTTGGCTCTGTTCCAAAAAAGCCAGCCTTAATTACATTCACAAACGACTTAACAAGACTCTTCTTATCCGTCTTTACTCCCGCTACATCCTTTACTGTGCCGGCATTAACTTTGTTTGTGATGTTCTCCTGCTCATTATCATCCAAGTCCATGAGCACATTGAACTTATCCTGCATCTCAATAAGTTCCGCCTTGGCTTTCTTTGCCTCATCGATCTTACCTGCATTGGCGAGGTCCTTGACCTCCTGCTTCTTTGCGTTGATCTTGTTCAGAAATTCTTCCATTTCTTTCTTGTTCATCCTTTTTCCTCCTTATGTTCCATACTCATACAAATCACTGAGAATCTTGTCTTTTTCAACTTCAATCCTCTGCTTTTCTTTCTCCGCGTCCCGATTTTCCAGCTCTTTGATTACCGCATTAACAATATCCTTTGTTCCCGATTTATTTACCAAAGACTTCGGAATATTGATGTACTTGGCAAAATAGTCCGAGGCACACGCTGCGACTGCTGCCTTCTGTTCAATCTGCACATCAAAATACTGCTGCATCTTTTCAGCGTTAAACCATGTTTCCTGACGCATGAGATCCTTGATCTCGTCTCTTGTGATCCCCTTCAACGTATGCTGCATGTACACGTCCACAATGGAATCCTCACACAAATCTAACTGATTGATTGCATCCTGCAAATCATCCGCATTTCCAAATGCCATGCATGATGGCTTGTGAATCATAGCCTGTGCTCCTGTTGAAAAATGCAACTCATCACAAGCGAACATGATCACAGATGCAATCGATGCTGCCATTCCGTCAACATATCCGACCTTATGTCCGGAGTATCGTTTCAACTGGTTATAGATTGCCAGTCCTGCGAATACATCCCCACCACCGGAATTGAAGAAAATGTCAATATCTTCGTATTTATCCAACTGATTCAGGAAATCTGCAATATCCGCCGGGCATTTGCTTTCCTCATCCCAATCCGAAATCCACTGTTCAGATACGATGTCGCCGTAAAAATAGAGCGAACATCTTCCCTCGTCTTCGTCCTTTGCCTCAAAGTCCAGATATCCAACATTCTCTGTTTTTCCTCGATTCTGCTTCGTAAAATTGAATCTCTTTTTCACTCTCTCACCTCCTATTCCTCTCCGTCCTTATCGTTGTCTGATTCGTCCGGATCTTGTACTTTGTCCGGACTGTCCTCCGGATCATCATTTTCTTCCGGTTGTTCCGGATTTTGGATCTGTATATCCTTGGTGTATGCTGCACCCGCCATTGTTAGCGGGACCATGCTTCCATTCGCTAATAATGTGTCTCCACCTTCTCCATCCGGAAGATCCAACTTTCTTCTGGCTTCATTTGGCTTCATGATGGATCCACCTACTGCGTCTTTGAAATACTGCATCTGCGTCTTACTGTCTGTCCTGAACAATACTTTTTCGTTAAATTTGTAATAACAGCCAGCTTTGCGTTGCTCGTCTGTCAATAACTTATTGTTAATTTCTTCCTCATACTGCTTGATGATGTAAAGTTCCGTGTCAACATAAAACGACAACTGCTGCATCTCGCTATTGCTGTAAGAAGACTTTGAGTAATCGTTAATCTGATTTGGCTTCACACCAAATGCAGCCGCAATCTGCAGTGCAGAATATTTCTTCAATTCAAAAAACTGTGAGTCGGTCAGTTTAATGTCAAGTGGTGTTATCTTCATGCCGAGCGGCACCGGAAGCACCCTTCCCATATTCTCCACACCTGATCCAAACTCCTCAAAGGATTTTCGTAAACTATCCTTTGCGTCCTTATTTAGTTCACCTGTATACTCAAGTGTCGCCTTTGCAGTCAGACCATTTTCATACAGGCGATTCATGAACTTCTGTGACTTCGACGCGCCTCCGACCGTCTCTTTCAAGATCTGCTGTACCGGAAGTCCGGTGATTCCATCAAATGAGAACGATGTTTTGAAATGCATTACATCATCTGTTCCAAATACATACTGTCGTCCCTGAATCGGATCTGTGTACACATACCAAAGTCTTCCGGTTCCTGCAAATATTCCGGCATCATCTACTACAATTCGCACACAATTGGACTGCATAACCCATAGATCCAGTACTCGAATTGTGCCGCCAAACTTTTTCCGGTCAAACACTTTCCGGATGTACACATATCCATTACCGTAGTGATTACGGTTAATCTCCACTGTGTTCCAGAAAGTAGTCGGTGTCATAAACGGATTTGGCCGTTCAGTAAGCAGCCTTGATGTATCCGTGGCTTTCGCATCGATAATTCCGTTGTCCGTTTTCTGGTAATACTTGATCGGCATCTTCGCCAATGTCTCCGTAAGCATTTTGAGGCATGTAAAATAAGTGACTTCTGATGTTGCCTTTCCGTTTCGGCTTAGTCCAAGCCGTTCCAATGTTTCAGGCGAGTTCAATGACAGTGATCCGTCATCCTGGATGTCCCCGTTCCACCAATCCGTTATTCTTTTTCCTAATCTCTGAAATGGATTCATTCGGTCTCGCCTCCCTTCTTGAATTTCTCATACATTTCCAGCCATTCATTTACTTCCTCGTTGATATCCGGCTGGACTTCGTCTTTCATAGCTTCTGTCCATGCATCGATGATCGCATCGATCGGATCGATTCTCTCAGTACGAAGCTCCTTATCGATCTTGATCTCGCCATAACTGTTCGAGATGGTTTTTGCATTTGCGATAGACCATGTGAGCAACGGGTCTGCCGGAACAACAATCTTATTTCCTTCTTTTCCGACTTCCACACCCTCTATCTCTACATTCCCGGCAAGAATCTCCAACCGGAAATCTACCGTTGCATCATTCAGTACCTTCGCAGTCTGCGTGATCGAGAGTTCATTCATTCCAAGTTCTTCAAGATCTGACAGGAAAGCCGAAGCATTGTGCGGATCGTAACAGATCAGCTGTGGCTTCAAGTCATATTGATTGATCAGGTCTTTCAGATAGCTCAGAATGTATTTGTAATCCGTCTTAATGCCGCCAAGAGTCTCCGTCACTGTCACAAGTCCCTTTTGAATCCACAGATCATACGGAATCTTGTCCGTTTTGATGTGTTCATTGACTTTTGCAGCCGGAATAAAAGAGTGCGTGTGCACAAAATACTTTTTCTGATCATCCGCCGTATGCGTTATGATCAGCGCGAACGATGTAAGATCGCCACCTGCCGATAAATCTAAGCCCACATAACACGGCATTCCCTTGAAATCATCGAGCGATTTCATCACTGCGCAGTGTTTCCAAGTCTCTATATCTCGGATATACAATGAATTTGACCACTGTACCCACATGTTCAGCTGCTTCACGAGAAAGTCTCTCAGATCCTCCCCGCCCATGTCGCGCGCCGTATGTGATACTGGAATCAAATGTTCTACTGCATCAGGGTCATATTCCAGAATTGGATTTGCTTTCAACCAATTCTCCGGCTCATATGGATCATCGTCCTCATTCATCTGCGCGATATACACGAACTGACTGTCGTTCTCGAAAACGCCTCTGAGCAGATTGCAACAGTATTCATATAATTTGAAACATGGCGACTTAAGATCGAACCCCGCGGTAGTAATAACCGAGATCAGCGCCGACTTAAGTTTTTTGATTCCGCCTTCCAGAAGCTTATACATCTGGTTCGTCTTATGGGCATGATACTCATCGACAATTCCAAGGTATGCTCTATGTCCATCCAGCGATTTTGTGTCTCCTGACAATGCCATAATTTCCGAATGCGTCAGCAGACAGTCTATTGTGTGATTGTGCTCATGAACCTTAAACCATGCTTCAAGTTCCGGATCGGACTCTATGAATTTTTGTATTTCTTCAAAGACGATATTCGCCTGATCCTGTTTTGTTGCTGTACAGAATATCTTTCCGTACTTGTATCCATCAAAATTTCCGTAGTAGCACGCCAGAATACCGTTAATAAACGACTTTCCATTCTGTCGACCAAGCTGTACATACGATGTTCTGAATCGTCTGTAACCGTTTTTCTTGGTTCTCCAACCATTAAGTGAGCCTAAAATAAAGCATTGAAACGGGTATAGATTCACATGTTCATGTTCCTCACCCTCCGCAATTGTCAGCTCCTCGCCAAAATTGATAATTTCTTCTGACTTCTCTACGTCGAAATAGTACTTATACTCTTCCTGTTTCGACTTCTCGATATCGTCAAGGTGTCTCTGACAGGCAAGTTTTACGAAAATTCCTGCTGTGATTTTGCCATCTACAACATCGAGCGCGTATTGCGTACAACGGTCTGTTTCAATTTGCATACTTTGCAAATTTATTCTCCGGACCTTGTGTCTGCGGTTTCGGAACAATCAGCCGGCATCTGGAGGATACCGTGAGTCCAAAATCTGCCGCGCCCTGTCTGCACTGTTTCATGCATCGATCCTGAATGATCATGAGGCGTTCCCTCTCGCTATTCACGACCTGCATGGTTCCGGTCTGTACGCGCTCCTTTTCTCCAGTGTCCGGATTAATCTGTACCTCATACACCGGCACGTCCACCATCAGTGAAGTGTTCCGGATCTGTTCTGTGATCTCGAGGTACTGATCCTGTGCAATGACCAGACGAGCCAGTGCATCGCAGTCAATATTGGCAATCAGATCGATTGCGAGCAGTTCCTTCGCAACTTTTCTGAATTTCTTCTTTTGGTCTGCTGTCAGATAAGACGGAGGGCGTACCTTGTCGCATGGTGCAACGACTTCGGTGTTTTTACGCTCTTCAATCTCTGCTTTTGTAAGGTGTTTTTTCCCTTTTACTGCAACCAGATTGATTGGTTGTCTCTGTCCTGCCATATGCGACTATCCCCCTTTCCGTCATTACTTTTCCTGTTTTTCCATGTTGCCCCTCTACTGAAATTCTCGTGGGGAGTTTTCTCCAAGGAAAAGAGGGGGTGCGACTAGAAAAGCATCGCTCAAAACTTTTTCATATCCCCCTGCTTCTTTGAAGTGCACTTCGATCAGCGATCTTAGCTGTCTCTGTGTCGCTGTCATGCTTGCTTTGCTCCTTTTGTAGAGAGCTGTAATTGTGTTATGAGTTGAGTGACTTAATGGGATTAGGTTGAGCGGATTCAACCTCTGATTCCAATCTTCCTCCAGTTCAACAATATGGTGAACTGGATCCGATTCTTTAAGCGTGATCAGCTGCTGCTCAACGTATAGCGCATATATGTCAATATATCCGTATACCGCCATAATCGCTGATCGAACTGCCCTCCACTCCTTGGATACATAGAACTCTGCTGCCCGCTTGTCTCTCCTTGTGTTGTTGTACTCTACGTGCCGCGACTGCTGCCCGCTCGCACATGCATCACACATCTTCATCGTCTGTGGTATAAGCTTCCCACATCTGCAAGTCTTAAGTAGCATGTTCCCTCCTTCTCTCCTTCAATAGGCGGGCCATGCGAAACCCGCCTAAACGCAAGAGGCAAACAACATGAAAAAAGCGACTGCATCTCTGCAATCGCCTACCCAACTGTTCACGCTAACATATTACCACCGGAAAACGGTCTTGTGTTCACCCACTTTTTACCCACTTTTTCACCCACTTTTTACCCTGTTTTTGACGAATTGTTTTTATTTTTCGTACGATTTGCATAGTTTTCCAACGCTTTCGCGCCAAAAAGTTTGATTGACAGCTTCTCCGTCATATACTCACACCACTTCTTCGGAGTGTTCTTTCCGCATCCACATTCCCTTGCCACCTCTTCGTAGGTCTTTCCTTGAACATACACAACCTCAAGAGCCTTATACTTGTATCCTTCGCCTGCTGCCTCTGCATCTTGTTTCAGAGATTCCAATGCTCGGAGAATGTGCTCGTGCATGATAACCGTCTCTGCCTTACATTCTCTGATCGACCGGAGGAACGCGCTCTCTGCGGATATATTATATTTTTCAATATCATCTACCTGAGAACCTTCCGAGATTGCCTCATTGATGTATCGCTCCATTTCCCTGTAATTCTCGAGATAAATCTTCGTTTTCTGAATCGCCGTCAGCGTCTTGTCATCCAACTGTTGCTCCTTTCCCCTCCTGCTTTGGGAAGCAGGAGGTAACCTTGATGGCTTACAATTTGTGATATCTATTTTTACCCTTTTTGAGGATCAAAAGGCTATCTTGTACGAGAGAGGTATTCCTCGATCTCACTTGCTAAGTCAAGACTTCCCACATGTGACAATGCCGTTGCAGCTGCTCCTAACAGCTGCTTACCTCTCTCCTTATGCTTCTCTGCATAATATTTATCTCTTGACTTCTGACTATATAACCAGCCCGCTGTCGGAAATCCTGTCGTTTCATACGCTTTTGAGTACGTCTTTACAATTGACCGGGCGTCTGCTTCTGAAATATCGTTCTTCAGCATCTCCTCTAAAAGTTCACCGGTTATAGGCGTTTCTTTTTCCTCAGTTTCTTCCGCTGCAATGCCCTCTAGCAATGCATTTAGCTTTGTGATGCAATTCTCTGATGCCTCTCCTAATGTGTTCTCGATTATCTTTTCCAGTCGGATACGGCACTCTGTTGCGGTATATCTCTTTGCTCCAGACAAGACATATTCCATAAGATCATGGCTCGGCTCGTCTGGATGCGCTGTATAATACAGTGCTTTTTCTACATTCGCAGATCTCTCCTCAAATGCCGGATATACAAATCCGTCGACAGGCTTGCCAATAATCCACTTTCGTTCAAGGTCTGTTACTCCCTCTTCTGTTGCCTGTAATGCCGGCTTTTCCAGCTCGACCGGACAGATTGCGCAAATCATGTAATCATATACTTCCTCTGACTCGTCAAGATCTCTGTTGTCACTTGTTCTCTTCATGATGTCGTATGTATCTTTGAATAATAGAATCATGTAGTTTCCAACGTAATCAAATAATTCAATGATTGCCTCATACAGTTCTGCGACTGCTGCATCATCGAGATTCGATTCTGTCAAATGTCGTAGAGATCGGTTATCATTGATCACAATTTCCAAATTCTTATCATCAATTGCCTTCGGCTGGAAGATCTGCTTCGCAATATCGAGGTATTTGTAATATTGCTCTTCCGGAAGGTTGAGGAAATTCTCATCGATTGTCGCAAGAATTTCTTTTGACGAATTCACATAGCATCCTTTCAATCTCTGGTAGTGACAATTCTTATGCAATGCCAATCTCTTGATTTCAAAAATATCTTTGTCCCTGATCATGATTTTCCTCCTTAAAAATCCCACTTGTTATATACGAGCTTCTTTTCGTCCCACTCAGGATACCTCTCTTTGAGATAATCCTTGAAAATATGCATCATTTCTTTTCTCCGACCGGTATTGCCGTTATCCAGCATCTCATGGTGCCACTGGCAACCGACCGCTCCATTTTCCGGAATCCCAAGACCTCCTTTGGATCTTGGGATATAATGCATAATGCTTTTGATTGTTAAGGCGTACCAGCCTGCGCCTTTCATGTGATATCTGGCCATGCAGAAGATGCATTCTCCATGATCCCGATCTACAATCTTGACTCTTGTCTTTTTATCAAATTCGTGCGCCTTCGCCTGCTTACTCTTCATCGTGTTTTAACCTGATTGCCAAGATGCAATATCCTTCCTCAATACCTTCGTAATTTTCCAGCATATACGTGATTTCAGCTCTTACATGTTGTCCGGTTTCCTCTCCGTCTTCGATTTCCCGCATATCAAGGACATCTCCGACACGATATCCCCTATCGTTTTTTCTGAGCTCGAAGGTTTTCTTTCCATCTGCCACATCCTTGAAATACTGTCTTTTCAGCTTAATTTGATGTACAGTCGACTGCTGCCCCGAAATGCTTTCATCCGGCATCCACTCTTTGTGATTTTCGACTGTGTCTTGTCCCGGGATTTGTGCCTCTTCGCCATCTTCTTTCTCTTGTTCCTCAATTTTCGGCTCCTGCACCGGATCAGGCTTTGGAATACTCGGTTCTTCCTCGTGCAATGTTCTCTGTACCACCGACTGCTGCTCGTCCGATTCTGGTACATTCTGTGTTTCCTTGATTTCAGGCTCATTTGATGTCTCTTGTCTCACTGGCTCATTTTCTTCTGTTTTTGGGACATCCTGTGGTTTTGGCTGATCCGGAATCTTTGCTTCGGCCGACTCCTCTTTCTTATAGATTTCCTCCCATGGCCGTTCACTGTATATCTCGCTGATCATATGCAGGAACTCCGTCCAGCTGATCGTCTCTGTTGTACTCGGCACCATCAGCTTATACGTTACGCCCCTGTTAAAGTCATACATGAACAGAAAACATATACCCGCTTTGCAAGTTGCGTATTCGCCCGGATTGATAATCTTGTATGCTTCGTTTATCTTCTCTTCCGCAATCAGCGCCAATGCCTCTTCGACGGTTGCCTTTTTATCCTCAAAAAACTTGATAATGCACTTCTGTAATGCCGAATAATTTGGTTCATTTTCGGTGTTCTGTTGCGACGTCGCAACAGGCTCAACCGCTGATTCTGTCTCGGTTTCCAGCTTTTCAGCCTCTTTGGTGAAAGCTTTCAAATCACGGATTTCTTTCACTGTCGTTTTTTCTGTGATAAGTGCACATTCCGCATCTGGAAGAGTGAGCATTTCGGATAATTTACTGCTTCCAATATTCTCAAACTCCTCACGGATCAGAAGCGGATTATACGGATCCGCAAATCTTTCATTGACTGCGATAAATCTTGATGTTGTCGATTTCGACAATCCGAACTCCCTTGCCGCAAACTCGAAGATGTCCGCCGCTCCCTCCAACATCCCGGAATCCCGGATCTGACGCAGGCGGCACCCGATATATACAAAATTACCGGCTGTCTCTTTTAATTTTCTGCGAATATCCTCTTTCCACTGCATCCACTCATCAATAGTGATCTGTCCCTCTACTTCCATCTTTTCCTCCTATACTGCTGCCGCAAGAGCAATCTTTTGTTCTTCTTTCCTGCACTTCGTTTCTACCCTCTTTGTAAACCGCTTAAGGACCTTCTCGATATTGTCCTTATCAGGTTTTCGGTCATATGCGGCATACCACTGTCTTATTTCTCCGGTCCACTTCATCTCGATCGTGTAATATGGCACTTTTGGTCTGTCTTTGTGCCTCAGGAATACGATATAGCTCTCACCTCGGTTCATCCTATCGATATACAGATTGCCCGCACCTACACAGTGGTGTTGTTCTCTTCCCTCCCTGGTTATGTCTGAAGCTTTGGCCGGAACGACTATGATCAGATCCTTGGTCTCGAAACTAAAATGCTCCGCGTTAAGCTTGTGATTCTTCTTGATATCGCCAAACTTCTTGTTTACTTCGATATCACGCTTTCTGTTCTCCTTTGCATTTTTCTCCTCGGCGTAGCGATCGTGATACCCTCTCATATCTTTCTGTCTGCAGACAATGTCGTCCTTTAGTTCCATTCCTCTGTCTTCTGCCATATTGAGATAGTCGGTATATGTATTCAGCGTATCTCTGAATTCCATGCCATTTCTCTCTGACTGCCTGAAAAGATAATTCATCAGCTGCGCCGGATTTAATCCGGTTCTCTCACACAGCTGTTCAATTCCTAATACTCCTTTGCATTCAGACTCTGCTCTCTCGGCGAGTTCTTTTGTTATCTTTCCGCCATACTGCTGCTCTTGCTGGAGCAGATACAGTGTCCTGCTTCCTCCATTCATCGTTTTCAACCGGTTATACCTCTGCTTGTCCAGCTTTAGCACCTCATGGAGCTTTTTCTTTGAGCAGTCAAAGCACTGCGAATATTCTCTTGAACTAATGATCTCGTCTGCAAGCTTGTTTAGCCCGGCTTTCTGTATGTATTCCAAACAAGGATACCTGTTGCACACCCTCAATACATTCGACGGCTCCTTATAGGATCTTCCGTAGTCAAAAAGCTTCGCCACATTTACATTCTGGAACGCTTCGCCTTTTAATTCTTTTTTGAGATTTCCTGTGTACATATGCGCTTGTCCAAATCGTTCGACTGCTCCGTAGTATCCATGACATTTTGGATGGCACCATCTGATCACGCCGGTATTTTTGTACTCGCACCACTCAAACTGTTCTTCCTCGGTAAAACGCTTTCCGAGTCTTGTTCTGTATTCCTCGAACACGTCGACCTTAGGGTTCTTCCACTCATTTTCTAACGTCCACGTGATCCTGCAGGTAAATCCGCGCAATATGTAGCCTGTATCGTCATTCAGCTTTTGCAGAACTCCGGCATATTGTTTTTCACTGACAACATACTTTTGTTTTCTCCATGACCGGAATGTCACCTTCTTGTGACATCTTGGGCACTTCCCCTCTTCTCCATGCTCCGCTTCCTTGAGATCTACGTAATGGTTGCAGCTTGTACAGTACCCGATGATCCTTTTCTTGCTTTTCATGTAAAACATATTTTCATCGAATGCGTGCTTCCGAATCCAAGCATTCAGATCCTTCGGCAGTTCCGGCACTTCTGACATCGTCGCATCGATCTCGTCAAGCTCCGATCTCCATCTCTGACGCAGCAACCTCGTTCCTCTGTCAACCTGCCAGTCATTGACTGCTGCATAAATACTCTTGTTTGTTCCGGTGTTGAAATAGTTGTTGACCAGTCTTCGCTCTCTGGTGGTATCCCACTCCTTCTGCGTGCATCCCCACTCTTGGCCATCTACTTCAAGATAACCGATCTTGCCTTTTCTCCACTTTCCATCCTGTGTCAGTGTCTCGTGTTCATCCTTGTTCTTGTCGATAAAAACCGTGTACAGTGGTCTGTTCGACATATGCACCGACCTGTGCGTAAATATGGCAACCTGGAGGATGTCCCCGTGTACTGCTGCCCGATAGAATCGAACATATTCGGTCGCTTTAATTTTTCCACCATATCCTCCATCTCTCACTTTTGGCACGTCTGCCCTCTCAGCATCCCGGATTGCCGGTGTGACCGTAAGTTCCGGGAGCGCACTCAACTCTTTCCGCTTCATTTTTTCTCGCCTCCCAGATAGTAATCCATGATAATCTTCTTTGCTCTTGCCATTCCCGGAATACCAAGCTTTACTTTCGCGCCCTTGATTCCGGCCGCAGTACAGATATCCTTGTCGATCTCATAGCAGTTCTGATAGCTCCACTTGAGAAGTTCTCCGATGCATCCCTTGATTGTCTTTCCCTTCTCCCGGACTTTTTCCGCCAACGCCTCGGACTCCGCGCACGTCGCTTTAATATACTCGATCCAATCAACCACAATCTCCTTTGGCTTCAGATCAGCGCACTCCACATCGATCTTGCCGATTGCGGCCGACATCTTATCACAGATGATATCAATTCCACCATCATTGAAGATCGTTGCCATCTCCTCCTCGATGCCATTCTCTTTTGCAAGTTCCAATACGCTGTCGGTATCGCTTTCTGCTCTCATGTTTACCGCCAATTCGTTAATCTCTGCGGCACTATTAAATTCTCCAAATTTATCAAACATACGTCCTCCTATCCTGCACATCTGCAGTCTAACTGCTGCTCATCTCTGATTTCGTTCAGTAGATGTCTGATAGAACCGGAGGCTTTCCGGTAGCACTGCGCCTGTGCATTTTCCTCATCACTTTCAACTTTTTCCCTAACCAGCAACTTTCCTCTCACATCGCCCTCATACGACCAGATCTCAATGTATCCGTCTGTCCGCTCGGCAAAATGTGACTTCATCCGAAGCTTCATGTGCTTCTGAAGTTTTCTGTATTCCGTGTAAAACTCATCGAGTGTTTCTCCCAACTCGTCCATACGCATACCTCCTCGCCTGCCACTGGCCGTATGTCATGCCTGCTGCACGTGCCTCAATCTCGGCATCGGCAAGTGCATTGTTGCTTTTTAAATTCTCCGGCACTTTTTCCGCTCGATCTTTCGCTCGCTCATTCGCCATATATTCACGATTGCGTCGGCGAAGTGCCACATTATAGCATTTTGTCGTGCAGTAGATTTTCTTCACATTCTTGGTCTCAAACTTCGTTCCACACACCGGACACGTCTTTGTATAGGCTTTCTCTTCCTTCGGATGCTCTCTGTGCCACTCGCGTGATTTCCGCTTCGTGCGCTCGGCTTGACACTTACTGCTGCACGTAACCTTATTCTTCAATGGCGTGGTGAACAGCTTTCCACATTCTTCACATCTCCGTTCATAGACCGGCGACTGTTTTGTGCTTGCCCTCCTCCTCATGTACTCTCTTGAGGTCTGGCGCACGCGCTCCTGTCTGCATTCTTCGCTGCAGGTGATCTGTGTCTTTAACTTTGGCTTGAATTCCTTGCCACATATCACGCACTTATTCATCTCTTCGCCTCCTTCAACTGAAACTGCTGCCACTTCCGGAAAGAATTGTCCTCCTTACAGTGGATCCGGATCTCTTTTCCGGCAATCATACCGTCCAGTTCCTCCCACTCTGACCTATGAGCAACCTCTTTTCCTTTCACAGTCTTCCAATCCGACCTCTTCCATCCATCAATCCACCCGATGCCGGATGCGATGAATCTCGACTCTGTGTATAGGTCAATCTCACAGTCTGCAGTCAGATGCTCCAATGCCTTGATCGTGGCGATCAGTTCCACTTCATTCGCAGTTCCCTCTATTTCCTCGATCCACGTCCGATCCGCCGGTCCTTTTGAGGTCATGGTCTCGATGGTGTAAATCGCCCTCGCACATTGTCTTTTTGGGCTTTTCGCGTCTGTCTGCACGTAAATATTGACCATCATCTGACATCATCTCCTCTCGGCTTGTGAAAAGTCGCTCCGCATCTTGTCTTTATGCGGCTTTCCGGCAATCTGATCTCCGTGTATTTGCAATACGAGTATCCGGTAAATGGATTTGTGCCAATATATAGGCTGTCCTTGTCTATGTAGAATCCCGGAGTCGGCTTCGGGCCTTCCTCAATGATCTTGCGCATCGTCCATCGTCGCTTCTTTTCCCGCTCCGGCACCGGTCGGATCAGATTGCGGCTTGTTGATACGCTGAGCAGTGCTTTCTGCTCCTTCTTAGTAAAAAAGCTTAACTGCTCATATTCCGGAGTATCTTCCTTCGGCTGCTTGCAGATGTACTCCGCCAGCGACTTGAAATCTCCTGCCTCGTACACAGTCCGGTAATCGACAAGTCCCTCTATCCGCTGCCCCTTATAGATCTTCTGCATCTCCGATGTTGCTAATGCCCGGCTCCATGCGTCCGCTATGATCATGTCGGTCTGATCGGTCAATAGCCTGTTGACAAGGATGTGAAAATGGATTCCTCCTCGTTCCCCGACTTCCAGACGCGTCACCCACTTGAACGGACTACCTCGCTTCTTGTACTCCTGCCTCAGTATCCTCATGAACTTCTGCCGGTCCTTTTTGACATCCTTGATTGATAACCGGACACCCGCCGGATATTTACAGCAACACCACAGATCTCTCTCTCTGAAATTCAACTTGATCGTCCTGCGCATCTTGGTCTCTTTGTTCCGCTGATTTTGTAACGCGATCTGCTCCGGTGTCTGTTTTACTTTTTTCTTCCTCTTCTCTCCCTTGGCTCCATATTTCCCCGCAAACTTAAACTCATGCTCTATGGAGTGTGAGAACCGATATATGTCATGCCAATATGCCATCTTGTACCCTCGTCCTAACTTTAATATTCTGATATTGCTTTTTAAAAGGCTCCTGAAAAAGCCTATTTTCTTGACATTTTTGGCACATTTAGGTACAATAAATATGTAAAGTGTTTTTGTAATTTATTGACCCGGCGTCGCGCACCCCATGCGCGGCGCCCTTCTTTTTTGTGCCTCTTCTTTCATATCAACCTGCATCCTTACTTACGTTTGACATAAATCTCAGCCTCACCGCTTCCGCATGTGCCATTCCTTCTGCAGTTTCCTTGTCCGGCCACTTGTCGTATTCTTTCTGTACAGCCTTCTCGAAATCCCATTTGCTCATCAAAGGCTTCGGGCATACCTCCGACACCTTCTTTTCAATACTCTCCGCAATGTTGCGCTGCCATGAATATTCATATTTATTGTTCTCCGCGTCCATCAGCTCCTGGATCATTCGGATCTCCGGAACGGTCAGCGCGACCTTAACAGTTTTTTCCATGTCAATTCTCCTCTCTAACTTTTGCGTTTCTTCCTCCAATGCCGCATCGAATCCGTGCGCACACTTCTTTTCCGGCTTCTTGGCTTGCCTCCTTGTGCGATCGTGCAGCATATACTCATATGCATTCACTCTGATCATAGTGTCTACCACTTTCTCTCCCCGCCTCCGGCAAGTCTCTGTACCTCCGCGTCAAGCAGCCCGCGGAAGATATAGTAAGTAAAACGGGTTGCTTTCTCTTTTTTCATCGCGTACCCTATCGGTAAACGGTTCTGTCGCATCAGATATTGTACCGACTCAATCCCCATGTTCAACTCCTTCGCTGCTTGCTTGGTCGTCACACGTTCAGCTTCCATCACATTCACCTTCCTTCTGTATCTCTCATTACGAAGCCGAAGCTTTCGCCGCTTCCCTCTGCACCCACTTCTGGCGCTCCTCAGTCTTTCCCGCCATATAGCCGACAAGGTAAGACTTGTCGATGTCATCTAATGCAGTAAGCTTCTCTGCAATATTGATGATCATTTCCTTCTTTTCCTCTTTCTTCATCCTCTTCCTCTCCTTTCTCTCCTTGCCATCCTGTATCCTCCTTCCTATAATCAAAAGTGCCAACAATCAAATTAAGGAAGGAGGTGTGCCACATGGATGACTCCCCGTTTGATTACGAAAAATTTGCAATAGATTATAGTGAAAAAGTCATTGCGGACGCTGAAAAGGAACGCCGCAAAAAGGAGCGATATCAAAATCGCTTTAACTACTACAATTGTGCGATTTCAACCATCGCGCTCATTCTCTCTGTTATCGCTATAATCTTAGGAGTAAACTAATTGCCGCAACAATCAGCGCTGCGGTTCCAACAATCGCAGAAGTTACTTGTATCTCCGGTGTCTTCTGCGATTCTTTTCTTAATCGTTCTTTTGCACCTACATACAATGCTTCAGTCACAATAACCAGCTCCTCCGCCGTCAGTCCCATATCCAATAGCCTGTCAGCAAGTTCTGAAACCGTACTCTTTACTTTTTCCTTTCTCGGTTCCAACCTCATCACCTCCCACCAATAATATGAACCACTGTTTTTTGAGCCTTATTCTTTCCATGCCACCACTCCTGCTCTATAATGAATGTGCAACCAATCAATTAAGGAAGGAGGTGCAACAGCATGGACGACTTAACCAAAAACCAAAAGTATGTAATTACACAGATCTACAAGCAATATCTTTTAAATTCCGAATCTGACCAAATTGATAATCCCAATTATTTTTATGATGCCGACAGCATCAAGCATCTTTTTGGATCCAGATTTTCCGATGATGAACTTGACGATATCCTTATAGCGCTTACTGATAAGGACTATTTAAATGGATGTTATGATGAAGTTTCCGTCAGTGAATTTGGCGTCTCTGACAAAACCATCATCTATATGGAGAACAAATTCAAAAACGGATTAAAAGATATTCTCACCTTTCTATCTAATTTCATGTAGTTTCATCGACTGCCCCTTGCTCCGGGGCAGTTTCTTGTTCCCGGTATGCTGCACACGGAACACCCTTAAATGCCTGTGAAAAATTCTTAGCATGTCTGATATCAGCGGTTCGCCTACATACCAGCTTTGGATCATCAGCGTACTTGTAGCACATGTTCTTGTAACAGCTTTTCTTTTTGCAATCCTCTTTTTCTCCATCACACAAATAGAAAATTCGCGTCTTTCTCTGTTTCTGATTCATCTTCATCACCTCTCATCTGTTTGTTCTGCAAACATAATACTTTATCGAATAAACATTGTCAATACCCTTTTGTTTGTTTAATAAACTTTTTGTTGCTTTTTGTTAGTTGCCGTGCTATGCTTGAGAAAACGAGGGAGGTGAATATGTATGACGCAAAACGAGCGTGTCAAGGAAATCCGACAAACTCTCAAGCTTACTCTTGAAAAATTTGGTGAGCCTATAGGATTAAAAAAAAGCGCACTTAGTCTTATTGAAAATGGAAAGAACTCTCTTACCGATGCAAATATAAAGGCTATTTGCCGAGAGTTCGGAGTTGACTATATTTGGTTGACTACTGGTGAGGGTGAAATGTTCGTGGAATCCGACGATGAATTTCTCGGACGGATCGACCAGGTTATGGCCGGTGAAAACGAAGCCAGAAAGAATATGATCAAGACGCTTCTGTATGCTTCGGATGATGATATTGAGGCATTCGACAGGCTTGTTGATTATTACTATACGTTAAAGTATGGCGAAACAAAAAAGACTGACGGTATTTAACCATCAGCCTCATGGGAATAGAGATATTGGACAAAGTTGTATATCCTTTTCAGGATTTGATCGCTATGTATTTTTCCGATCAGTTCTGTTATAGCTTCCCTATAGTCCACTTGATCACCTTCTCTCTGATTGGATATTACCATAATTTACCTAATTTTTTAGCGACTGCTGCACGATTTCCAAGATTATGGAAATATTGCGATGCATCAATCAGTAGATGGCATTTTATGGTATCATTTTAGATCAGAATCAAACAGATCTGTGATCCGGACACCAAGCGCGCAAGCTATACACTCCAGCTGTGACAGTGTTGGCGAAGTCTTTCCATTTTCGATATTGTTGAGTGTGGACTTCGATATTCCTGTTATTCCTTCCAGCTGGACGAGAGTATATCCCTTTTGTGTTCTCGCCTCCCAGACACGAATCTCCATACGGTATCCTCCTTATATTATTAATATGGATACCTAAAGGATGAACGATATTTACAAAAATAATGATCGGGGTGATTTTATGAAATACGGTGTAAGAAAACCTAGCGTTAAGAAAAGCATAAGCGCAAGGACCACCGGAAAAGTTAAGCGTCAGGTGAAACGCTCTGTTAATCCATTGTATGGTAAAAAGGGAATGGGTGTTGTCAACGATCCTAAGAAGGCAGCATACAATGCAGTCTATAACCGGACGACCACCGGTGTGTCTGATATCCTCAATGACAGTGAGCCTGTCGAGGAGCCTACTGTATTAGGTACAATCGGTGCATTCTTCCAGCTGCTCTGTGGGCTGATCCAGCTCACTTTCTGGGGCGCGATTCTTGTTGGAATCATTTATCTTATTGTGAAAATTATCTTTTAAGGATTGGACTTAACTGGTGACAAATTGTCACCAACTGATTTCTAATTCAAGTAAAAATAGAAATCGCCCTGATGCGCCAACACCAGAGCGAAAAATTATACCGGAATACGATATAACCCTAACAAATAAATTATATCATCTTCCCGGTATCTTTTGCAAGTACCGGGCATTTTTATGCCCAAAAACAAAAGAACAGGAGGAACTATCATGAAAATGCCTAATGGATACGGCGGAGTTGTGAAGCTGAAGGGAAAGAGGAGAAAACCATGGGCAGTCCGCACCTCATATCTTGAAGAACAACCGGACGGAACGATTGTAAGAAAGCGGAAATATCTTGCATACTTTACGAAGCAGGAAGCCGCCTTGACCTATTTATCAGAACTCAACAACGGAGCCATCGTTCCGGAACACCAGAAGTATGCAAACGTCCCAACTTTTGCTGAAATGTATGAGATGTGGAAGAAATACCGGAACTCTCTCAAGAACAAACCCGGAGCCGGTACCTGGAAGAACTACGACATAGCTTTTAATATGTTTGTCACGGTTCACGATAAGAAGATCATGAGTATCCGGGCGCAGGATCTGCAGGACTGCCTGACCTCACAAAGTAGTAAATCAAGAACCACAATCGGCAATATGCGCGCTGTCGTCCGCGGAATGTATAGCTATGCGATCGCGAATGAGTATGTCGAAAACGACATCACACAACACCTTGTATTCGAGTTCACTGATGCAGATACTCCGATTCATACCAGATTTACCGACAAGGAACTGCTGCTCCTGTGGAACTCTCTTGGGATTGTCAACAATGTTGATATTATTCTCATTTACATCTATACCGGAATGCGGCCGGCAGAACTTCTCGAGATTGAATCTTCCAACGTGCATCTTGATCAAAAGTACATGATTGGCGGAATGAAGACCGAAGCCGGCCGAGACAGAATCATTCCTCTCCACGATGCGATCATTCCTCTCGTTGAGGCACGACTCAAGCAGAACCGGCCGTATCTCATTACAAATAAATACGGAAACCATTACACCCGCGCGGTCTATCATAATTCAAATTGGAATACCTGCATGAATAAACTCGGACTCAACCATGCTCCACACGATTGTCGCTATACATTCGCCGCGCTTGCTGATGCAGCCTGCATGAATGAGACCTGCAAGAAGCTGATCATGGGGCACGCACTTGCCAACAAGTCCGGTACCGCCTTCAAGACCGGCGGCAGATCAGATGTGACAAGAGATGTATATACGGAGAAAACCATCCCTGAGCTTGTTGCGGAAGTGAATAAATTACCTACGATTTTTGAATAA